TCCACATTCTTGCCATTCAGGTGTCACTTGCTGAATGAACATTTGGCAGACTTTACCTTCTTTCCAGTTGGTAGTGTAGTGAAAGACTTGATCCATGGTGGTTGTGTTCATACTATAGGGACACTTTAGAGGCCTCAGTGTTTATTACCAAGTCTTTGCTAGGTTAAAGTTTGAGTGTGAAAAGACTTCACGATTGACTAACTTGAACATGCCAAACTCATTGGTGAGGACATAACCTTCTGCATCAATTTGATTGTATCCGATGTAAGCAGCAGGACCGTCATTGCGGCAGAGGAACAAACAATCATCTTTGATTGACTTCACCAAACACCACAAACGAATCAGGTTAGGATCACAATCAAAGTCATTCACGTTCTCTACACTAATCTGCTCACCAGCACGAATGTAAGCATTAAGTTGCTTCTTAATCTGCTCTGCTTTTTTGTTAGAAACAAACTCACATGCAGTAGACATTTGACGGGCAAATGCACAGATTTCAGCAACATCAGCAAAGGACTCTTGACCGTGTTGAATGTATGCTTGAGGTTTCACAAACTTGACGTAGGGAGTATCGGTGATGACAAAGTTCATCGGATACGCTACAGCATCACGCAAATCTTTCTCTGCGATGTAGACAGTATGAGGAGCAACAATGATCTCCTCATACACTACTTCGGAGAACTCGTAAGTGATAGTATTTGGTTTGTATTCGTCTTTACCACCGAACCCGATGAAATCACCCTGCAAAATACCAGCAGTGCGAGGCAAGTAATTCAGGCAAGCATGAAGAATCTCTGCTACATTTCCAGTGTGATTCGCATCAATGTCCTGATGCGATTCATTGATCTTAATCTTCACTTTGTTGAACACACTTTTGGTGCCCACAAAGAAGTTTCCAGTTGCAGGATTTGTACCCCAAACAACAGCAGGAGCACCATCAATCTTGACACTCAAGGTGCCAGGATTCACAAACCAATTTAGAACCGAAAGATCACCAGTCAGGATAGAATCTTCGGGATGTTCGATGTGAGTGTTCTTCATACTATAGGGACACTTTAGAAGCCTCAGTATTTAACATCTCAAAGACGATGACGTTGAATAGTGTGGCAAATGTTGTTGCTGTCATCGTGCAATCACATCCAGAGACTCTAACAGCATCAGTGCAAGTTCTACCTGATTTTCTTCATCAACTACAGGAATGTTTGCATCAACAAACTCACTTGCAAGTTGACTAAAGAGTTCAATCGTTCGCTCATCTGAGAATACAGCAGTGGCAAAATCACTCTTAAAACCATTACAAAGAAAACACAGAGAACGTGTTACTGTCAGGTCTTTAATTTCTTGTTGGTAGTCAGTCATTTCAGTTGCTCCAGAACACGAATAAAGTTTTGAATACAATCTTTGGGAATGTGAATGCCTAATCCATTATCACCTTGTACACTCACAGTTCCATACTCATCAGTTGTAAAGACATACTTCCAACCATCTTCTTTGTTATGAAGACAAATTGATTTTGTGATTGTGTAAGTCATCCCATGCCTCTTGGAAATTGATGTTTGCAATCAGGACACAACCAGTGATCAATTCGATCACCATCAATCAACTCAACTCCTATCACACGACTATAGAAATAGGGTGGAGAATAGTTTTCCCAGTATTGTTGTGGAATGAGTTTATCAACCCAATTAGCACCACATTCAGGACAATTTTCAAGTTTTGTGATGTCAGTGTAGTTCATTTTGCGTACAGATAACCACCTGCCCAGTCAGCATGTTCAAGCAACCATTCACGATCTTTGATCAATCGCAGATCATAACGTACACCTTTGGCAGGGGACTTCCAGGATGCAGACTTATACACTTCACCAGTCTTTTTATCAACGAAGCAATGAACCGAACGAGATCCAGCAGCGTTCATGATAACTTTGTGATACTTTCTACCAGTTTCAGGATAGAAATCATAATCACAAATACCTTGTTTCAGTTTAGCAATACAGGCATCATGATACTCTTCATCAGATGTGCGAAGTTGATGACTGCGAATAGAATAATCAATGAAGTTCTGACGCAGTGCTTCACACAATGCGTAGGTGTGTGCTAGAACAGCATTAGCAATGTTCTCTCTTGCTTCCTGCTGTGCAGCATAATCAGCGAAGGTAGTTGTCATTTGTGCAGTGCTCATACTACAGGGACACTTTGGAAGCCTCAGTATTAGTCAATCGGTAGTTTTGCTGTTGATTTACCTTTCTTGTGACTTGTGATAAAGTTTCGGGCTGAGTTTTCAGTGCGACACACTTTTAACTGTTGTCCATTATGTATAATCATCAGTTGATTGCCAAAAGGTACAGCAGCGTACTCATCTTTATACATTGTGAATCCTTCTTTCATCACACATTCACCAGAGATTGAGGATCTTCAACACCAAGCAGTTGAGGTAGAGAACCAGCAACAGAATAGGCAGATGATTGTGTAGTCAACCGTTTAGTAACGTACTGAACAACAAGAGCATCAAGTTTGTTCAAATACTTAACAGCATCCTCACGTTGCTTGATCACATCTTCTGCAGTTTCGCAACCTTTGGTATAAGTCACCACATCAGTTTCTTTGATGTCGCTCTCAACAAAGTTCTTCATAATCTGAAGAAAACCACGTTCAATGTAGGTATTCTCTTTGCAGCAAATGATGACAGGATTGGTAGACGAACCAGTTTGTACAATTTCAGCTACTTTTTGCTGTGCGTTTTTTGGATGAACATAAGGAGCGATATTCACAGCAATAGTAGTTTGCTGATAGATTTTATCTACGATGTCACTCACTTGCTTAGGTGTGAATGAATGACTAATCGAATCCACCCAAGTTTTGATCTCATCTTTAGAAGATGTGCTACCATTGCGCTTGACATAACATACGCCACGATTCACAAAATCGTTGATAGTGTGACGCTTTGCTACAGTGTGATTGTTAGCACCAAGAGAGATAATATCATAGGCATCATCTACACGATTTGCCCATTCTTCTTTCAAGCGATAAACAATGAACGGATAATCAGTGATACCAAGTTCATAACAAGCATTATAACGATTATATCCATCCCACACTTCTTCCTCACCATTAGGAAGAATCATCAGAATAGGAGGCAACTCAGTAACACGATATCCCACCTGAAGTTCAGAAATGAGTCCGTTAATGTTGTTCGTATCAACACCACCAGCACGGGCTTTGTTTGCTGGTTGTTGAATATTAAGATTTAACCAGTTTTTTACTTCAATACCTTCATATTCTGCACAATCGAATACAGGAGCAGACAGAGACTTGAAAGTAGGATTGCAAAGAACCGCACTCCAATTTGTTACACTATTCGTGTAAAAGGAAATGATTTGAGACATAATTTTTACTAGGTAGACAAGTTGACTTTGTATCAGTTTGTGTGAACTAGAGTTCTAAACTGATGTACTTAATTTAACAGCTTTGGGTGGGGATGTCAAGCCCCATAATTACACTTTGAGAAAAATCGTTGATTTGACTGCAGAGGATGACTCATAGCACCTTTACAGTAGAATTGCAGAAAAATCAGGTTTTCAACCCTGTCCACCACATGAGTCTAGGGTGAGACTCAACGCCTCACCACCGACACCGCTGGTTCGCCCCTCTCGAAGATAGTATCAACAACTGCCTGCACAGAGCGAGCAGTATTGATCCCAACTTTATCATAGACGGGAACACAAACCAAACCAAACTTCTTGGATTCGTCACCCAAACGGATCACACGTCCGATAGTCTGAGAGATGCCAATGTAGTCCATGTTACGCATAAACAGAACCGCTTCCAATCCAGACACATTGATACCTTCAGAGAGGATGCTATGATGAATCACAACAAACTTCTTAGATGAGTCTTTGCCCCACGCATTGAGAGTGTCAAAGAACACCTCACGATTCACCTTCTTACCGTCAATCACTGCGCCAGTCTTGGATGTAATCAACATCCACGAATATCCACGTTGTTGCAGTTGCGAACAGAAATCAGATTCTGATACCAAACCGATGATTTGTTTGGTGGTGCGAGCACAAACTAGAATCTTCTTGATACTCTGCTCATCAATAGTTTCCAGCAGATTGTCAGCATCACGCTCAAAGATCATCTGCTTGTCTTGCACCATCGCAAGTTGCTTCACGACAACTTTAGGGGGCAATATGTAGCCTTGATTCACCAATTCAGGGGCAGGAACTTGACAGATAACTTGTCCATAAACCTCAGGCAGATTCATGCCTGGTTTGAACACACTGAGAGAATGTTTTGGCGTCGCAGTAAAGAAGTAGCAACGATTAGCATTAGAAGCAAAGTGCTCAGTTGGAGGGAAGAAGTGACGCTGAACGCTGTTATGTGCCTCATCAAAGTAGATCGTATCCACATCAATCTCAGCATCAACCAGACGCTGTAGAGAGTTATAGGTAGTGAAGATCAACTTATGACGGGAGTTGTTGCTCTCCACCCACTGACAAATAGTGGCAGGACGAGTAGAAGATTCATGATGGGTTTCACCACTGTGAACGTGCAACACCTCAGCATTGGTGATAAACTCCAAAAACTCAGAAGAGAGTTGCTCAGCAAGCAAGATGCGAGGAGCAACAACAACAATAGTCTGAGGAGTTTCAGACTGCAACTCGCGCAGACAATCATAGATCATCTTGAGAGTCTTGCCGCCGCCAGTAGGAACAATCACTTGTCCTTTGTTGTGCTTCTGCATAGCGGCAACAGCACGTTCTTGATGAGGACGAAGGGTAATCATTACGAATTACAGTGTTTCAGGTGGTTTAGTATCTAAAAGAGATTATAGCACCCTTCCAGGCGATTGTGAAGGGTGCTGGAGCATTGTATGCGTGTCGTGCTTATACTACTACAACACTTTGGAAGCCTCAGTAATTAACTCCAAGACTTTTTAAGATTCTTAAGTTTAACTTCACTTGGTTTCTTGCCTTGCTTCTCTGCTTCTGATTGTCTCACTCTTCTTTCCAATTCTGCTTCACCAGCTCTCATTAACTTCTGTCTTTCAGATCTAGTATATCCACTCGCTTTTGCTGGTTTATATCCAGGTGCTGCTGCTTTAGGTTCTGCTTTCTTAGAAAGTAGTTTGGATGCGGTTTTCGCAATTTCTTTTGCTTTTGGTTTCTCTGTTGTTGCAGATCCACCTGTTTTCTTAGCAGCAATTCTCGCTAATGCTGCTTTCTTTCTTTCTGCTTTTGCTGCTTCTGCTGCCTTTGCTTTTACATCAGCACTTCCACGCTCTTTCTCTGGTTGTTGAACTCTCGTGGATGTTTGTCTTTGAGCACCAATATCCTTGCGTGGTTTGTATTCTACGGGTTCCACTTTACCACCGCCGACTGCTTTCATGCGGCGTCTTTCAGGAGTTGACTTTTTACGCTCTGCACCAATACGTCCACCTTCACCAGTTCTTCTAATTTGAGAAGAACTCATAACGCTAGCGTCGTATGCTTCCGAAACGAACTCCTGAAAGGTTTTCATCTTTATCTAAACACTCTTTTTAATATTTAGATAGCATCTTCCTTTGATTTGCCACCTTTAGAAACAAGTCCATTATCATAAAAGTAGCGAACTCGTTCACGGCGGGCAGTAATCAAAAGATCGTATTCTTCCTGTTGTTCTTTACTGAGTTTAAAATCTTGACGACGCCAAGCATCTTTCAGTTCTTTCAGATGAGGAAGCACGTTAACAGTTTCAGTCATTGTTTGAATGATATAAAGGATCAGAAGTCGCGGTTAGAGTTTAGAAATGCTTGAAAAGACTTTTCATCACTCTCTTCATCAAAGAGAGGTTCATTCATCTCTTCAACGAAGTCGAAAGAGGAAAACTCTTCGATTTGAATATCGTCAAAGCAGTCCATAATTTGTGAGTTGCTTACATTATAGAGACACTTTGGAAGCCTCAGTAATTATCAACGAGACATGATTGCTTTCAATCGTGCTTTCTTTTTTGGTTGCATCGTAGGATGTTGTTCCATAAATTGCTGAAACGTCTTCATTTTACCAACACTTTCTGATTATTTATTGTTGGTACGTCATTCCAATGCCTTACGACGCCTGCACAAATAAAAAGATTAGTAATGAGATAAGTGAGGAATATAACAGTCCGTATATGAGCAATGGTGTCTGCTTCTCTGTCATTTTTACTTGCCTTTTCTCCTAGTGCCTTACACCACAATTTCCACAGAGTCATTCTCTTTTTCATACACAGATTGTCTTTTTTTAATATAAGTAAGATCTTCCCACTGTTGTTTATAGCACAAAACTAAAACACGATCATTTCGGTGTATGGAGCAACATGCGTAATTTTCTTCATCCTTTTCCCACACAGAAACCTCAATAGTAATGTAATCCCCACACTTAAAGTATATCCAACCTTTGATGTGAGGTTTCCAAATTACATAATGATTAACTTGTGGTTCGTAACTCATACAAATGCACTTTCCAAAGGTGTTTGTTGGATAAGCATAGCTGTGTAGTTTCTAGTATTTTTGAAATTCACAACTTTGCCAACCGTAGAACTATTTACAGGAGAATAGAACTCACACTTTTTGTATGAGTAAAACCCCCAAATTGTACGGGTGGGTTTTCCCAAATTGTAATCAAACTCGCGGTGGCAACGCAACCAAATAGAAAAGATATTACGTTTGAACTCTTCAACTTCGTAGGAGTAACCTTTGGGTGGTTTGTGTGTGAATTGTGGAATCAAGTCAATGGAGAGTTTCATCAGCAATCATAATACTTTTCTTGCGTCAATAGTTTAATCATTTCCTGAAGTTGCATGATTTCTTGTTGTTGTTCTGTAATCTTTTGCTGTAGTTCTGTAATGCGTCCTTGATACTGTTTTTTCAATTCATCAATCATTTTATTGCTGTGAGAAACGTTTTGTGTCACGTTGTAAAGCTCTCAACAACAGCAGATTCTACATCCTCAGCAAGTACAAAGGTTGGTGCGTTCAGAATATTTTCTTTCAAATCACTGTAATATTTTTCATAGAAATTGCAATTATCATCAGAAGAAATCAAATCAAAACATTCATTATCATCTTCTGCAATCACATTCCAAACTCCACCATATTCTGAGGTAGGAAAAGGAACGTAGTGTTGAACGATGTAGAGAAACTTTTGTGCCATTGTTATCTGTAAATTCCGCTTAATTGTAATAGTTTTTGTCGCCTTCGTCAAGGATGTTTCGATCAGCAGCAAAAATAAATGCTGTACCGATCGTGAGTAGAGAACCCAATGCCATTCCCAATAAAAATGTCATCAATAAAACTCCGCAAGATAGTAGTCAACTGGAATTTCCAATTTTGCTGCCTCTGCTTCAACTTCTTTCCAAAACTCTTCTGCTACTTTGTCCATTTCTGCTTTTTTGATGAGATCTTGAATACGTTTCGAAATCATTTTTTGTCCTTGTGTTCGTCTAGGTAATCAAAGTGTTTGGAGAATAGGATGATAAAGAACCATCCAAATGAAGCAGAAATGATGAGAAACTCTATCATTGTTGATTTACTATTGCCTGTTGACGATAGTATGCTTTATAGAGAGCATCATCACGCTGAATTAGAAAGACATTCCACCCAATAATAAAGGCAAAACCAATCAATCCAGCAACAACATATTTAAGGTTCATTTTTTGAGTTTGGAATAAACAGTGAGTGCTAAGTCAGTTACACAGTAACCAAAGGCAAATCCTGCCATAATTGTCGTAATCATACTGCAAGTGCTCCAGAGGGGATTTCTTGACTTTCCAAATAGGTTTCGTGCCAGTCACAAGTATCATAGCACAACCAACCTTCAGTTTCAGTGAAGACATAACCGTACTCTTCATTATTTTGAAGATACTCACCCAGGTTCTTATCAAGGCGAGGAGGAGAATTATCACCACGGGAAGAGTAATACAAAGCACCTTGAGCAATAGTTTCATTGCTGAAACCTGCATTAGTCCATGCTGAACTCATATCACCACCATCAATCAGTTCAGCAGCAAGTTCTTTGCTGTTGTAGTGAGTGTTAAGAATACGTCCCAACCATTCAGGATAACCATCCCAGTGATGATAGGCAGACAAAATGCTACCATCCTTCAGTTCAATACCAATTCGTGAGCGGGTTGCCATTTGAGAGTTGTATCTACACAATAGGGACACTTTGGAAGCCTCAGTAATTATTGCATTGCCTCCAAGATGGGATTTGCAGTCTCCTTTTGATTTGGTTCACTTACAGTCACATGCTGTACAATCCTACGATTACACACATCGAAATAGGTTTCATCAATTTCATAACCAACATAGTTGCGATTTGTCTCTAGACAACAAACAGCAGTTGTACCTGCACCCATAAAAGGATCAAGAACTAAATCACCTTCATTACTCCATGTAAGAATGTGATCTTTTGCAAGTGCTTCTGGAAAGATTGCAGGATGCTCAAATGCTGCATCATCTTTGGATGAATAGTTCTTTCCAGTATTATATTTCCAGATATTATTGCGTGGACTAAACTCTGGAATTGGTTTGATGTTACGTTCTACAAGAGTTCCATCCTTTTGGCGAATTGTACCTTTTCCAAAATGAGTATAACCCACCCAACGATTTGGCTTATCGCAGAGTAAGTTTGCAGTCTTAGGTTTTGTCTTCTTTGACAAGACAAACATATACTCAAAAATCTGAGAATACCTGTTTCCACTTCTGCGAGCAGGAAATGGACTACCATTCTTCTCATAGATCATTGTATCATGGAGTATAAATCCAAGATCCATAAAGTGAAGACACTGGCGGAAACTACTGCCAGTCTCTCCACCTTTAACTGTAGCATCGCCAACAACCCATACAACAACTCCACCAACTTTCATCACACGGTAGAGTTGCTCTGCCACACCCTTGAATGTATCAAAGTTCCAGGAAGAGCTATCATTGTATGATCGAAGATCATCATAAGGAGGAGAAGTCACGCACAAGTCAATAACTTCATCCTCCAGAGATTTCATTCCATCAATACAATTAGATAGAACTACTTGATTCACGCTGCCTCCAGTTGCAGATATTTGCCATTGTTGCGGGGAACGCGGAAGTTTCCCCATGCAACTTGATTCTTCACTTTATCATAATCATGAACAGAAATCAAGAGCGATGTGCGTGAATTGGATTTGGTTGCACTGCCATTGCGAACAAAGGTAAGATTATCAAAGACACCAATGAAAATCTCAGCAATCAGTTGAACATTGCCACTCAGAACATCAAAAACATCAGCATCTTCATTGATGCCATATTTAATGCCAATGAAATCAATACTATCATCTTCTTTCTTAGAAGCATGAGTAGATCCAGTCCAACTATTCTTACCACTGGTTCCTTTGATTTCCCAAACAATCTCATTGATCGTTACATCGCCAGAAGAAGTACGATCCTTTTTGACTACAAAATTATAGTTTGATTGAGTGAGTTTGCAGGTAAGAACAGACTCAAGAATACGTCCAAGATATACAAAAACCTCATTGCGATCTTCACTACCAAGATCACGAAACTTGATAGAATCAGTGTCAATTACCCCAGCAGACTTCTCACGTTGAAGATTGCGAAGAATGGGACAAAAAACAATTTCCTCATTCAGTTCTCGAACAATCTGATTAACAACTGTGGGATCAGAAAAGTAATCCCGAATGAGATCAGCGTGTTTCTGGCAAGTCATAATGTTTTGTAGTTATAGTATAGAGACACTTTAGAGGCCTCAGTTGTAACAAGTCGCTTGTGCTGCTCCGAGTCCAAGAACTGCGCCAAGAGGAATAGCCCAACCATAAGCATCTTGTTTAGATAATGCTGCTGCAATTCCTCCACCAAGCAAACCACCAAGAGTTGTACGTGCTGGAGAACAATAGCGTCCAGGTTGTGCTACAGGAGCAGCAATAGGAGATTGATACACAGTCCCACCATTAGGACGATAATATGTGCCAGTTCCACAAGGAACGTTATATCTTTGAGTATTCACTCTTCCAGAAACATAATTCCCGTTTTGATCATAATATCCAGGAGTATAGTTTTCCTGATAGTTTGTGCAAGTTTGATAAATGTTAGTCTGCTGGGCAAAAGCAGGAATAGGTGCTGCAATCAGACTAGCAAGTAGAACCGCTTTAATGTTCATTAGATTTGTTATTCTAAAGTCATTATATACGAAAAAGGGGTGCTAGGCAAGCACCCTTGTGACACTTATTCAGGTGCCAATTTCCTTCAAACTTCGCACCAGATATTCAGTAAATGCTTCCATTTTTTCTGGAACAACTGTTTGTGGACATTGATTGATTGCCTTTCTAAGTGCATCCATTTCACTCCACTCTGCATCACTTAGTTTTTCTTGTTTGCCAGATGAAAGTGTCATATCTTTTCTCCCGAATACTTGAATATGTTAGCATATCCACATACATTATCTAGACATTTAATAATTTCTTCGGGATTGCTTTATAGTTTCTAATTGTCATCAAAGAATGATCCGAAAGAACCTCTACTTCCTGGTTTACGACTATCTAACATATCCATAATCTCTTCAAATTTTTTGGTATGCTCCATATCCATGAGGATTTTAGAAAGTTGTTGAACTACTAGAGGTTTTTCATTTGCAGCTGCAGACTTGATAGAAGCACGAATATGTGATTCTGCTTCCAAAAGATGTTCAAGTGTTTGTTGAGATAAAGCCATAATTAAACTCCTTTTTTCAATAGTAGATTGTGATAACGAAGAACTTCGGGATTTTCTAAATCTTTACATCTAGGATAAAAGATACCATCACGATAGCAAGCATTTTCTGGATTTTGCGGATCATATTTTGTTATTTGTGGTTGTGTATCTCTAATGTTACAGAGATGTCCTTGTCGTGTCATAAAGTTATCAAAACACAAACCAGCAACAAACGGAGCAAGTAATTGCAGAGTGTGCATCAACACTCATCTATTCCAAGTGGTTTAGTAACTTTACGAAGGGTATAAGTTCCATTTTTATTATCAACCCACTCAACCTTATCACCTTCTTTTAGATTTGCTGCATCAAGTAAATCATCGGGGAAAGAAACAAAATATTCAGTTTCGTCGGTGTCTGCATCTTTACATTCTTCGACAGGAAGAACCCACTTGTTTACTTTATCTTGCTTTGATTCCCAAAAGTCATTCCAGGCACCTTTACATTCGGGTGAAGGATCATCTTTATCACAACTGAGAGATTCTTTATGATGAATCGCATATTCAAGATCACTATGTCCCCACGGTGGCATTGATGGCTCATAGTATTCTTTTTCTTTGATCACATCTTCATATGATTGTCCATTACCATTCAAAAGAGCAAGAAGTTCATATGCTTGAGATGTTTGATGTTTGTAACAATAATAATTTTCTTTTACAACACCGACAATCACATCATAAATTTCCTGCGGTGTTGCTTCACCAGCGGACATTGCATCGTGCATCCAGTTTTCAAGATGTTCAAGAGAATAATTTTTATAATTAAAGTTAGTCATCACTGCTCCTGAGAATAATGTTTCTTTGCCTTTTTAAGTTCTTTTAGTTCTGCTTTAATTTCTTTATATGCTGCCTGTTCATCAATTTTGTCACCCATTTCAAGAGCTACAATAATATCAACTCTTGTACCAAAATGAGCTAATGCTTTTTCAAAATCATTAAGTTCGTACATTAAAATCTCTCCACAATTCTTCCGTCATTATCATCAAAGTGTATCACAGGTGGTTCAATCATGTCAATTCTTGCTTCAAGTGAGTTGGCAATCTCATACATTGCGTTGATACTAGAAACATTCTCTCTTTCCAATTCTTCAATTCTACTCAAATTAAGTATATTTTCTCTCTCAAGACTTTCTATACGTTTTTTTAACTCAGACAGTTCAGTATAAAGATCAGTGTGTTTTTCTGAAAATTGGTTTTTTGTTGAAGAAAAAAACCATCTAATTAATTTAATCATTAATAATCCCCACTGACTTAAGATATCTACGATATGCCATAAAACGTCCCAAAGATGGTTGTCCAGGAACGCTTAGTTGATGACAAATTTCACAGTAACATAACCATTCATACCATGGAGTTGTAGGATCTAACACATGATAGTTCATTTTTTTAGATCTGGATGGGGGGCATAGAGAGAACCTTCATAGTTACCAGCAAACTTCACTTTATTAACTTGCTTTACAGTTTCATGAAGTTGCTTTAGTGCTTCAATAGTTTCGGGTGTTTCTTCCCAAGTCCACTCATTGCTATTCTTATCATTAAATGTGCGAGTTGTCATAAATTTCTTCCAGTAATGTTTTCATAGTCCATAAGTTTACCATACCTGAAGTGAAGTTTCAAGCGAGGCCAATCTTCCCATTTTCCTTCCCATTCTTCTGGATAAACCTCCACATATTTGGTAATCATCCAAGGACGTATCTTTCCGTGAGTGCCATTAGGGATCCATCGAAAGTTGAGAAGCTTGCGTTCTCCATCATATCCATCATCACCTTCTTTAAGTTCTACAAAGTCTGCAGTGTAAGAGTAATCAATATAATACAAACCACCATCAGGTGAAATCCAATATTGAGACATCGTGCCGCCGAAGCCTTCCTCTATGTCTTTTGTTTGAAGACGAGTATTGGTGAATTGTTCTCCTAAATTATAGGATGAGCGGAGATAGTCAAACATACCCATCAGTCTTCCTCCTCACTTTCTTCTGCCCACTTTTTCAAGTCTTCCATAAAGTTTTCATCCATAGGAATGAGTTTCTCTTTACCACTATCAATATCATCCATTAGTTGATAAAGATATTCTAGAAACTCTTTAGGATAAGTTTCATCTAGATTGATGGATGTCCAAAACCATTCATAACATTCTTGGTATGGATCATCATCTTTCAGTAGAGCATAGTTCTCATAGTTTCCACTAATCAAATCATGCCACATCTTGAAGTTGTTCCACATCTCACGCCATCCAGTTTGGAAGCAGTGTCCGATATAATATTCAAACCAATTAATTTTTTTTGTCATAATTCAAATGCTTTGGTTTTTCGGTATCAAACTTTATCCACTTTGCTATTTTAAGGCACATCAGCAAAGTTTGGTGTTCGCGTTGATACAGTTCCCAATCTTGTTTGAGTTTCGCAGCATACCTACGACGATAGGCACAGCACCAAACATTATAGTATATCTTGTCCTTTTCAGTCATAATGGGAATACCTCCACATCACTAATCGTGGCACTTTTACATTTATAATAAGTTGTGAGTTGCTGAGCAGTCATCTCACTATTTGCAAGAAACTGTATTTTTACAGTTGCACCATCCACAAGAGATGATAAGATCACCGCATACTTATTCATCATTATCATCCCAAGGTGCTTTACGATTCATAAGTTCTTTAATTCTTTCCACCACAGCAGGATCTTGTGGTTCATTGATTCGTCGCACAAGTTCATCATATGCTTCTGCGGATACAATAATCCTTTCTGGTTCTTGTCCTAATCTCAACCTACGTTCTGGACTGATAGTTAAATTGTAAGGATCATCATAAGGATAGATGTATTCCCGAAACCAACCAATACTCAAACTCTCCCAGAACTCACCATAACCCCATTCATCACCGTCATCATAACAGTCAAGAATATACAGGACATTACGAAATCCATCAAGAAAGTATTCCCATTTTGTTGGGTTTTCAAATCTCACAGCGTTTCATCACTCCACCAATAAGATAGTTTATCACCATAAGCAGAAATATTCAAGTGGTAGATTTTGCCATCTTTGGTATAACACCCAATCCACAGGGTTCTTTCGTTCATACTTTCAAGGTGAAACATCTCCACATCTTTCAGCACGATTTCATCTGGGTTTTCAGTAAATCTACTCAT